CACCCGGGACAGGGGGTCTATCGCAGCAGCTATAAGAACGCACGCCGCCTCGCCGCCACGGAGACGAACATCGCCTACAGGACGGCCGACTACGAGAGGTGGCAGCAGCTGCCCTTTGTGGTCGGCATCAGGGTTGTCCTCTCTAACAACCACCCCGAGCCGGACATCTGCGATGAATTGAGCGCACCTGTCGGGAGTACGGCGAACAAGGGCAGAGGCTGCTATCCCAAGGATTTCAAGTTCACAGGTTGGCATCCGCACTGCCACTGCCACGCGGAGAGCATCCTCAAGACCGAGGAGGAAATGGCCGAGGACACGCGCCGCATCCTCGCCGGGGAGGAGCCGGCAACGGAAAGCTCGCAGACGGTGGACGATGTGCCGCAGGAGTTCAAAGACTGGATTATCAATAATGAGCCGAGGATAGTAAAGGCAAATCGGCTTCCGTATTTTATCACGGACAACGAAAAGCTCGTGACAGGACTATTACAGGAGGCACAACCGAGCACAAGGGTAGCGGAGATAATGATAACCCCACACTTCAAAGAGTATATCGCGCAATTCAAAACATTATCTGACAAGGTGAACGAATTGTCGAAACGGCTTTCAGACGACAGGCTCGTAGATTCGGAGCGAGCGATTATAGTAAACCAAATGAAACAGGAGTGTGCGCAGCTGACATATCAGAGCCTCCTCTCCAACAGGCAAATATCAGATGAATGGGTACTCTCCCGAAAGGTATTCAACGCCGACATACAAGAGAAAGTAACCTATATTCTTAACGGAAAAACCGTCAATATCAAGGAACTCAAAATGGATTTGCTTATATTCAAGGACGGCGCAGGGAGGGAATTTGCGTACCCGATAGGCGCAAGAAAGGAACTTTTCAAAGCGGTAGAGGCAAGTGAAGTATTGGAGAACCTCCCACCATATTTGTCACGAGGAATTAAACAGGTAAGATTTCTTGACACCGTATGTCCAGCAGATACATATTGGCAAGTCGCATATAAGAACCCGAAGCACAAATCCTTTGCAACTGACGGCGGGACAATATCCTTTTGGGGGAATCCAACGGGCAAAGAGGGGTTTAAATCGACAGTGGCACACGAGGCCGGGCATATTATAGATAGCGGTTCACGATTCTCGGGTTCACGGGATTGGCAAGAAGCTGTTAAAAAAGACGATGCCATATATGCCGCCTATCTGAAAGGGGTACACAGGGTATCGTCTTATGCCGGAACGAATGATGCAGAAGATTTTGCGGAGTGCGTCAAGGCTTATATCTGCGACCACAACTATTTCAAAAAGGCATTCCCGAACAGGGCGGCGTACATCCGCCGCGTGGCTCAAAAATTATCGGGTCATTCAAAAACTCCGTAGTTTTCGTTAATCCTCTCCCCGTTTTCAGTAAATTCAATGATATGGACGGATTTCGCTTTCGCTTTTGGGCAAGGCTGCCCGTCCTTGTCATAGTAGTATGCGGTCGAGTAAGCGCCACCATTGGGGGTGCGCCCGCGCATCGTTTCAGTGTAGCGCGGGTCGGGGTTGCACTCAACCTTTTCGGCTCTTTCGCCCGCCGCTTCATTGAGCATCCGTTCAAATTCTTTATCGGTCATAGCATTGCAAAGTTAGTTATTTTCTCAAGAAACGCCGTATTCGGGGCGCAAATGTCAGGCTGGAGGGTTTATACCTCGCGGCGGCTTTGCGGCTGAATACGGCGCGTTTCTCGCTTATTCCGCAGCCGTCCTGCGCTGCGGCTTCCTCGCTATCGGGTAGCGGCGTATCTCGACGAGCCTGTTCCTGTAGACAGCTCCCCGCGAGACCCCGACCGCATACAGGCGTTCGACCCTGCACCCGACCTGCTCGGGAGTGAACCTGCCGTATATGGCGGACAGGCTCGTGAAGTAGTGTTCCTCCTCCCCCTGCTCGGAGGAGAGGAACATCAGCCGGTAGATGAACTCTTCGCGTGGCATATCAAGCCCTCCCCTCAAAGTTCGACGAAATAGCTCACAACGCCGTAGCAGGAGACATCGCGCACCAGCCGGAAGCCCTCCTCCTTGACCCACTTCGACACGACACCGAAATCCCTCTCGTTTAGCCACCCACTGAGGGTTGACCTCCCCGCGCTGATGCCTATCGGATAATAGCCTTGATCCCGGATGCGCTCCATCACCCTTGCGATGAACTCTTCCTTTGTGAACGGCATCTCCGCCGTTATTGATTTTCTCAATTGCTCTGCTGCTGTCATAATTGTTTGATTTTATTGATTGTTAATACTCGAAATCGGGATAGACATCCTTGATGAACACATTCGGCTCGCCCTCGAAGTCATTGTTTACGGCGGAGTGGAGGCACGGCCTCTCCGTATCCCCGCAGTTGATATCTTTCCACAGGCGGCCTTTCGGGTCTCTGTACACGGGGCGGCTCCAATCGTCAACCCCCAAAAGTTCAAATTCTGAAAATTTCATAATGCTAAAAAATATAATGTCCTGTTCTGCTGTTGATTTTCTTTGTGTCGTGGAGGAGGTAGCTGTAAAGCTGCTTTCCATTGTCGGCGTACCATTCGCGCAGGAATATGTGCCAGCCCTTGTCGCGAAACCGCTCTATCGCAGCCTTACGCTCCGCATCGCTGATGACATAGTATTTCTGCGCACTGTCCCTGTTCTGACTGCCGGAGCGGAAAGTCCCGTCTTCATTGACAGCGGTGTCGCAGTAGTACATCTCTTTCTTTTTGAAGAACGCCTGGCACACGAGGTCGACCACCTCGGGGCGCAGGTCTTTCGCTGAATTTACAGGTATCTCAAACATACTTTGTAGGGATTATGCCCCGCAAGCCCGGAGAGAGCCTGCGGAGCGGTTGAACACACACTTACGCCACTTTCACCCTGTTCATCAGAGCGCCGCTGATTTCGTGAAGCTCGCGGGAGCGCTCGGGCGCGAGGTCGCGGGCGTGGGCGGTGATAGCCTGCGTCAGCTTCCAAAGGGTGCTTGCCCCCTGCACGCCGTCCTCGGGGTCGTTCTTGAGGAGGATTTTCTTCACCTCCTCGCCCTCGGTCTTAAGCAGCCCCCCGTCACGGGTCAGCTTCTTGATCTCGCTGTCGAAGTCCACCTCCATCTCGCTCGCGCCCTGTATCTCATACGCCTTGCGGAGGAGGTTGTCCTTACTGAAAAGTCCGGAGGTCAGGTCGCGTACCGCGCTGACGGTCGTCTTGGTGTCAAGCTCGTAGGTGCGCTGTGAGAGGGCGAGGCTGTCGGGGAGCTTGCTCCCGAGGTGAATCTGCCTCATCACGCTCTCGCGCACCATACCATTGAGGCAAGCTCCGTTCAGCAGGAAAGAGCGCATATCCACGCTCCCGTCCCCGTAGTCGCTCGTGCTGAATCGCGCCCCCGCGAAGATGACCACATCCCCGTTATTGGCGGTCGGGACTACGAACGGCTGCGGAAGTATCGTCTCCGCCCATACTTTCGTGTCCGTCATAAACGCGTCGGCCACGACCGCCCCCTCTCGGGAGGCCTCGGTGACGAACGCCGTGAGGATGTCGACGCTGTTGAGCCTCCTGTAGCTGTCCGAGAGAACCCCTCGAACCTGCTGCCCCACGCAGCGGATGAGGACACGGCTGCGCTGCGTCCAGTCGCTGTGCTGGTTGAGCAGGTGCGCTGCGAGTTCCCTCTGCCAGTCCTGCTTTCCACCGGCGAGCGTGCGGAGGTATCGCTGCGGGATGCCCATACGGTCGGCGAGCTGTCCGACGGCGTTGTCGTGGAGGCTGAACGCCCCCTCGCTCATATTGAGCGTCACCGCCCCCGTCTGCGCGTCTCTGGCGAATGTCACGACCGGACGGCGCTCCGCCGCCTTGAGGTTCACGCCTATCGGGGCGATGAAGTCCTGCGATATGCGCCCCTCCTCCTGCAGGCGGTTCATCGTGGCTTCGACCCCCGCCGCCTTGCCGTCAATCATACGGCGCACTTTGTTGATGACGACTTCGTTGAGTCCCTGCTGCAACTGTGAGGCGTTGCTCCCTGTTGTGGATAAAACCTGTTCCATACTGCTTTGGTTTTAAATGGTGAATGTTATTGAGTTGAATAAAAATTGCCGTGCTTCCGCGAGGAGGGCTTCCGCCGTGAGGTTGTCCGAACTCGGCTCGAACCCCGCCCAGTATGCCCCCTCGATGACTGCCTGTTGTTCCTTCGGTGTCATAGCGCTATTTCACATAGAAAGTTATAGCGATGCCCCTGCGGAGCTTGCAGCAGCAGCTGTCCGCCATTGAGGCGTATGCCCTGTTCAGGAACTTCTCGAAGAAGTCCTCCCCGATGAGGTTGCGGATTCCGGTCACGCCCATAAGGGTGTGGAGCTTCGTGCCGTCTTCCAGTGTCCCGTGGACTTTCATCCTCCAGTCCCTGTTGATTTGTTTGCTCGTGTAAGTCATACTGCCGTGTGTTATAAAAAGTGTTTCTCTTAAAAGCAGTGGCAAAGTAAGGGCGATATTTTCAAAATATCAAATGTTTTGGGAAGATTTTTTCACTTTTCAGTGAAATTTATCCCGAATCGGGCGCACTCCATCGCCAATCGCGGATATGATTTTACGGCAAGTGTTTGGCAAAATTTTGTGTTTCCTATGCAAACATATTGAAATCCTTTTACTATCTTTGTCAGAGTTAATCATTTAGAATACTTGATAGTATGTTCCGAACACAAATCATCGAGGCGCTACGCAACCGCTTTGCGGGGGTGAGCGACGCAATTTTGGGCAGGATAGCCGACAAGCTGGCGAAGACTGTCACATCGCAGGAGCAGGTCGCAACCGCAGTAGAGGGGGTGACTTTCCAGCAGGTTCTCGAATCGTACGGCGACAGCCGGGCGACCGAAGCGCAGCAGACCGCAGTCCGCAACTACGAGAGCAAGTACGGCCTCAAGGACGGCGCGAAAGTGGAAACAGGCGGAGGCTCTCCACAGGAACAGCAGCAGCCGACGCAACCGCAGACAGGCGGACAGGAGCAGACCCCGGCGTGGGCGAAAGCCCTCATCGACAGCAATAAGGAGCTGCGCGATGAGCTGAACGCCATCAAGGGGGAGAGGCAGACCGCCGACCGCAGACAGAAACTCGCAGAGATCACAGGCAAACTCCCGGAGTCTCTCCGCAAGGCGTATGACCGTACGCCCGTCGAGGGGATGACGGACGATGACTTCAACGCACTCCTCACGGAGGTCGGGACGGAGGTCGACGGGATTGTCCGGGACAGCAGCGCGAGGGGCGCAGTCTTCGGTAAGCCGTCAGCCGTGACCGGCAGGACGGTACAGGAGAACGAACTGTCAAAGGAGCAGCTCGACACCATCGCCAAAAGGGACGGTGCAGCAGCGGGCGACCAGCAGCCGTTCTGAATTATGTTCAACAATCTTAAATCTCTATCATTATGGCAATGACAGTCACAAAGCGCAAGGACAGCAAGCTTCCGAGGGTGTTCATCCACAAGGTGGCGGACATCCGGGGCGGAGTATCCGTCGCGGTTTCCGAGCTTAATGTGGATTTCCTCGCGGAGGGGCGTGTCATCAGCGCACCGGTCGACGGTATCTGCCACGCCGTGAAGTATGCCAAGGTGCATACCGAAGCGGGGGCGACCGCAACCAAAATCAAAGTCCTCAAGGGACACGACTTCAAGGTCGGCGACATCGTCTTTGCAGCCAAGGGCGGAGCGGCTTACGCAATCACCGCCATTGACGCATCGAACGCCGCCTACGACGAGATAACCGTCGGGACGACCCTCGGAGCAGTCGCCAAGGACGCATACATCTTCCAGGCCTCCGAGAGCGGAGCTGCGGCAGGGGCGTTCAAATACGCGCCTTTCGCCGTTGTCGGCACGGGCAAGCCGGTAATCGCCGGAGCGAACCTCGACACCGACGCTTGGGTCATCGGAGTAACTCGCGGGAACGAAGTCCCTGCCCTCGTGGCGGCTGAACTCCCGTGCATCATCAACTACTAAACGCAGGTAACGGAATATGGGAACTATCGTAAACACAATCATACACGGGCTTAACCAGCAGATGGTGCAGGCTCGTCTGAATACTGCAGATGCCAAGCCGTTCCTGTTCGGCACGCACTTCCCTGTGAAGAAAGTGAACGGCTTCATCTGGCAGACCCTTCAGAACCAGCTCGCCAAGAACAATGTGGCGGCTGACATCCACACGGACAACGGCACAATCGTCCGCAAGCGCCGCCCGATATTCGAGAGCGCAAAGGGCGACATCCCGTTCATCAGCATCAGCCGCGAACTCTCCCGCAGCGAGATAAAGGCGTATCAGACCGCCCTTGCCCTCGCGCAGGATGACGATGCGACGAAGCTCGTCCAGTACTGGGGCAACGATGTGGACTTCTGCTTCAACGGCGTGCAGTCCGAGCTGGAGTACATCGCGTGGGCGCTCGCATCGAACGCCGGCAAGCTCTCTTTCACCACATCCAACAACGCCACATTCGCTAACGAGTTCGACCTCGACTACGATGTGGACGCCGATGTGCAGAAGAAAGCCACGGCCACCGACTGGGGCGACAGCGCGAAAGCCGACATCATCGGCGACCTCGTGGAGGTCATCAGAGGCGCGAAAGCCAACAGCCTCAATCCGAAGTACGGCTTCTTGAGCCTCGACACTTTCTACAAGATTTGCTCATCCGAGCAGATAATCAAGGCGTGCGCATCCTACCTCGCCAACGCGGTGGGAATGGCTCAGACCCCCGACCTCGCGCAGGTCAACGCGATGCTCGCGAAACAGGCGTGGCTCAACGGCATCCAGCTCATCGTCATCGACCAGTCGATCACCCGTGAGTTCAATGACGGCAGGGAGCCGGTGAGCGGCAACCCGTTCGCAGCCGACAGGCTCGTTCTGTCCGAGACCCCGCGCCTCGGAACGACGCAGTACGACATCCTCGCCGAGAACAACAGCACAATCCTCCGTGCGGAACGCGCACACACTGTCATCAAGAAGTACGGTCTGGCCGAGCCGCAGGGTGAGGTCACCATCGGACAGGCGGATGCAGTCCCTGTCTTCGACACCGCATACAGGAACATCTACCTCAAGACCGACGCAAAGGCTTGGGAGTAGGAGCGTAATCTGACAAGTTTCACGGACTATCATCTATGACGATACTCGAAGCACTCAAAGGCGTGAACGCCTACCCTGTCCCCGTCCGGGCTATCGACGAGGTGGCTCTAAACAGGGGGCTGACGCTCACCGACACGGCCACGCAGGAAGTCCTGCGCAGCGCGGGCTACAACCTCGCGCTCGCCGACCTCTACCTGTGGCTCTCCGTGTCGCCCGACATCTCGCAGGGAGGGCAGAGCTACTCATTCACGGACGAGCAGCGCGCCTCTCTCCGCCGCCGTGCCTACGCCCTCTACCGGGAGTGGGGCGACGAGGGAGGAGGAGACACGCCGAAGACCACATTCGGGTACAAGGGTTCAAGGCTATGATCATCCCGAACGGAACAATCGAGGTGCAGAACCTCGCGGGCGGCGGAATCGACCCCGAGACAGGCTTTCCCACCACAGGGACGGCCTCTTGGGGCGAACCCGTCCCCTGCCAGTTCTCCCCCGTCAGGCAGGACTACCGTGCTACGGTGGACGGCGAGCCGGCGAAGACGCTGTCATTCTCGATACTCATCGAGGAGCAGCAGCCTCCGTTCTCGGCAGACCGCTTGCGCCTGCGGGACAGCGGGGGTGCGCTCCTCCGGGAGTTCAGCGTCGAGAGCGTCGAACACCTCGAAGCCGTCGGACAGACGAGGATTACCGTATGACGCGAATACAGCCCGAATGCGCGGCGCAAAGGAGACGGAGGTAAACTTATACCGACCTGACCCCAAAAACCCGCAATACGGCTTTTCTTGAAGAAATAGGCAACAGGACAAGCAAACCCAACGGACACACGATATGTCGATGAAGATGACAACGCCAATGAGGGCGATAGACGACTACCTCGAAGAGCGCATCAGACGCGCGGAGGAGGCGGTCATCTATAACCTCCGGTATGTCGGCGAGCAGGTGCTGAACCGGGTTCGCTCCGCAGGGTCTTACAAAGACCAGACGGGCAACCTCCGAAGCTCCACCGGCTATGTCATCGCCAAAGACGGCCGCATCGTCAGCTCCTCCGACTTCTCCGCCGTCAAGAGCGGGGGCGGAACGGGAAGCCGCAGCGGAAAGGAGTTCGCAAAAAGCCTCGCGTCCCGGTACAATGAGGGGATAGTCCTCATCGTCGTAGCCGGGATGTCCTACGCCTATTATGTCAAGAAGCGCGGCTACGATGTCCTCGACAGCGGGGAACTCCTCGCCGACGACCTTGTCCCGAGGATGCTCCGCAGTCTCGGATTCAGAGTATAAAGCACACGCACGATGAAAACCGCAAAGGACATACAGGGGGACATCCTCACGCTGCTGCGGGGAAGCGGCATCGCAGGCCTCATCAGCGGCGGCATCTACAGGGCGGGCTACCGTCCGCGTGACAGCCGCCTCGAAGATGCGGTGGTGATTTTCACCGCAGGTCTGCCGACGCAGATTCAGACGGGCGTGGTCACCGTCCACATCTATGTCCCGGACATCACGCTCGACGGCGTGCAGGTCGAGGACGGGGCGCGGACGGCGGCGCTTGAGCGGGCATTGCAGGACTGGGCGGAAAGCCTCACTCCGGCGGTCTCCCCCTACAAGTTCAGCCTGCAGGCGACCGTCAGCACGGAGGACGCTCCCGACATCGGGCAGCACTTCGTCGTGGCTATGCTCCGGTACGAGTATTTCGGGGACGACAGCCCCGTGAAAATTTAGGCAAACAAGTAAGTGTAACAATCATAAAACAAGACAATTATGAGCGTATTATCTTGGGGTAAATGCACCCTACAGACAGCGACTTCCACGAGCGGAGCGCCAGGCACCACCTGGATGGACATCGATACCCCGAAAGAGGACACCACGAAGCTCACCGCCACCGCCGGGACGGAGAAGACCGCAACGGAGGAGGGAGGCGATATAGTCGATGTCCTCTACGGCAAGAACACCTATCAGCTGGAGTTCGACATCTTCGTCAAGAAAGGCGGCACACGCCCGTTCACCAGCGACGACGGCATCATCAGCGGAGAACACGCATTCCGTGTCATCCCTGCGGACGAGGCCTGCGAGGGCATTCAGATCGACCGCTCGGTCGTGCGCGTAGAGGAATCCTACAGCACGGCGGACGGCATCCTGCTGCACTATGTGGCGAAGTGCCTCAAGCCGGCAGAGGGCAACACGGTCAAGCCGTACACCAAGTCATAACAGGAAGGCACCTCATTTTCTCTCTCTCGATACGAGTCCCCCTCGGCGGCGGGGGTCGAAACATAGCCGCCGATATAGCAGGTTGGAGAAGTGGCATCTCACGAATCTCATAAGTTCGAGGTCGGGGGTTCGAGTCCCCCACCTGCTTCTCTTTTTTACACGCACAGGAATTTATGGACAGCAACAGGAAAACCATCGAGCAGCGTACGGCGGAGGCCGTCCTGCAGAAGCCCAAGGAGGTCACCATCCGTGGGCGCAAGTACACGATAGCTCCGCCGAGCATCGCAACGCTCATCCTCGCCTCGGAGGCGGTCAGCAAGCTCCCCGCACTGAAGCTTGACACGGAATCCGTCGTCGAGGAGGTGCTGCGCAACGCCCGGGACTGCGAGGCCATAGGCGAACTGGTCGCCGTCCTGCTCCTCGGGGCGAAACGCATCAGAGAGGGCGCAGAACCGACACCACGGAAGCGCAGCGCGCTCTTCGGCCTCATCAAGTGGGAGACCTCCGACTACAGGGACACGCCGCTTGCCGGGGAAAAGGAAGCCCTCACCCGGGAGCTGCTCGAAGACCTCACGCCGAGGGAGATGTACACGCTCCTCACCGAGGCTCTCGTGGAGATGCAGCTTCAGGATTTTTTCGGGCTTACCACTTTCCTGACCGAGATAAATCTCACGCGCCCGACGAGGAAAGTGGCAACCGGAGCGACAGCATCTGGGCAGTAATCGCCGGGACGGTCAAGGCGTTCGGCCTCTCCGTGGAGACAGTCCTGTATGACCTCTCCTATGTGAATGTCATAATGTACGGGGCGACACTCCCCTCCTACGAGGCAAGCCGGCAGGACAGGGAGCGGCGGAGAAAGGGCGGAGCGGATGACGGTGAGGTCATCAAGGCGGACGACCCCGGAAACAGGGAGCGCGTCCGGAAGATGATAGAGGGCTTCGAGTAATCACACACACAGCACATCAGACACTACCTATCTATGGCAGAGGAACAGGGAAAGATATATTTCAGGTCGGGGCTTGACAACAGCCAGCTCCGCAGCGGGGCGAACGAGGCGAAGTCGCTCCTGCACGGCATCGGCGATTCGGCGGCGGACGAGGGTGAGCGGATTGAGGAATCATTCAAGAACATCGGCAAGGCCGTCGCGGGCGTTTTCGCCGTCTCGCAGGTAAAGGACTTCGTCGTGAATGTCGCCAAGGTGCGAGGAGAGTTCCAGCAGCTGGAGATGTCCTTCAAGACGCTCCTCGGAAGCGCGGACAAGGCGGACAGCCTTATGAGCCAGCTCATCAATACGGCGATAATAACGCCTTTCGGGATGAGCGACATCGCGAAAGCCTCCAAGCAGCTGCTCGCCTACGGCGTGGCGGCGGAGGATGTCAACGACACGCTCATCCGCCTCGGCGACATCGCAGCCGGCTTGAGCATCCCGATCGGAGACCTCGCCTACCTTTATGGAACGACAATGGTGCAGGGGCGGCTCTTCACGCAGGACTTGCGCCAGTTCACAGGGCGCGGAATCCCCCTCACGGAGGAACTCGCGAAGCAGTTCAAAGTAGCCAAGGAAGAGGTCGGCGAGCTTGTGACGGCGGGCAAGGTCGGCTTCCCGGAGGTTCAGAAAGCCATCATCAGCCTCACCTCCGAGGGGAGCAAGTTCGGCGGTCTTATGGAGGCTCAATCGAAGACCATAACGGGGCAGATATCCAACCTCGAGGACGCTATCGAGCGGATGGTAAACGACATCGGCAAGCAGTCCGAGGGTGTCATCAGCGGCGCGATAGGCGCGGTCTCCGGCCTTGTCGAAAACTACGAGAAGGTGGGCAAGGCGATAGCCGAGGTGATAGCCGCATACGGCGTATATAAGGCCACGATAATAACGCTCTCGACCATCGAGAAGCTCCGTTATCAGGCGACCCTCGCGCAGATGGCGGGGATGACGAAGATGCAGGCGGTGACGGATGTCCTCCGGACGAAGACCGCCGCTCTCAACACCGTCCTCGCCAAGAACCCTTATGTCCTCGTGGGGGCTGCGGTTGCGGCTCTCGCCGTCGGGATATACAAGCTCGCCACGGCGCAGACGGATGCGGAAAAGGCGCAGGCGAAGCTCAACAAGACAACGGCGGAGTATCAGAAGTCAGTGACCTCGGAGCGCATACAGATAGACAGCCTCTTCGCCCGGCTGAAAGCCGCCAAGGAGGGTACGGAGGAGTACGAGGCGGCGAAAAAGGCGATAATCAGTCAATATGGCAGCTACCTCACAGGGCTGGGCAAGGAGGTGGAAGCCCTGCAGGATGTCGAGGGGGCGTACAAGGCCATAACCACGGCGGCGGTCGAAGCGGCCAAGGCTCGCGCCCTCGAAAAGGCGACGAGCGGCGCTGCGGACACCTACGCGGACAAGGAGGTCTCCGCGAAAAAGTCGGTCAGAGAGCTTCTGCAAAAACAGTTCGGAGACCGAAAGGGAGAGGACGGTCTCAGCCTCGCCGAGACCTACTACTGGAAGATTGTCCCGGTCATCGAGGGCAAGGAGGAGATGACGGACGAGCTGCGCGATGTGGTCGGACAGTTTGACAGCCTCGTATTCTCCGGCGGTGGGATGTTCGGTGGAGGCAGCAGCTACACCGACAACGCCCTCCGAAAACAGCTGAACGCAGTGGCGGAGGCGAGGAAGATATACAACGACACTATGGCGGAGGCGAACCGCCTGTACGGCTCAAGCACCGCCACGAAGACCGTCACCGCAACGGAGGAGGACAAGAACGGCGAGCCGACAAAGGTCATCAAGGACAAGGCCTACTGGAAGAAGTACAAGGAGGAGCAGGAGGGGCTGCTTGAGGCTATGGAGGACGCGCAGCTCAACACCGAGGAGTCCGCCCGGATTCGGGCTAACATCGCCCTTGCGCAGGGCAAGATTGACGCATACTCCGTCGACACCAAGACGAAGACCGCGACGGCGGACAAGACGGCCGACACAGCCGCCGAGAGGGACAGCCGGCTGCAGGGCAAGAACTCCGAGCGGGCTAGGGCGGCAAAGGAGAACGCCCTCGCGATAAGGGAGGCGGAGATAGAGGGGATGAAAGAGGGCTACGCCAAGGAGGAAGCCGAGGCGAAGCTGGAATACGACCGCCTTATGCTCGCCAACGAGAAGCGGCAGGAGGAGATGGTTGAGCGTCTCCGGGACATCAAGGTGCTTGAGTGGCAGAAAGCGAACCCGAACGGGAGCAAGGCCGACGAACTCGCCTACAGGGACACTATCACAGCCGCCGACCTCTCCGGGGAGGAGAAAGCGCAGCTGGAGGCCTACGCGCAGTACGCAGCCGACACGCAGGTGCGGCGCAACCGGGAAGCCCTCGAAACGATGCTCGCCGATGTCCGGGACTACAACCAGCAGCGCGAGGCGGTCGACAGGGAGTACTACGCCGCCCTCTCGCAGATGTACACCGACTGGAACGCCGAGACGAAGACCGGCACGACCCTCCGCGAGGGCGTGACGCAGGGGAATGTCAGCGAGCTGTCCCGTAACAGGGACGAGGCTCTGAACGCCATAGACACGGAGTTCGCAAGCCGCGAGGCTTCCTTTGAGGCGTGGTGCGAGCAGATAGCGGGCGCATCTCTGGAGCAGCTCAAGAAAGTCCTCTCGGACGCGCAGGCGGAACTTGACAGGCTCGAGAAGTCGGGGACGGCTGACAGCAAGCAGCTCGCGGCGGCGAGGGCGAAAGTCACGGCGGCGCAGAAAGCTCTGAACAAGGAGACGGCGAAGACCGATGTCGGGGTGAGCAAGCGCAGCATCAAGGAGTGGGAAGACCTCTACAAGACCCTCGGGGAGTGCGTGGATGAGTTCGAGGAGATAGGCGACGCGGTGGGAGGCACAGCCGGGGAGATCATCTCGACGGCCGGAACTATCGCCACCTCGACCCTCTCTATGATAAACGGCATCGTGCAGCTCGTCTCAATGTCCTCCGCTTCGATGACCGCCACAGCGGCCACCGCATCCACGGCCATATCCGCGGTGGAGAAAGCCTCGGTCATCCTCACCGTCATCTCGGCGGCTCTCTCGATAGCTATGGCCATAGCCAACCTCTTCAATCAGGATAAGTCGAAGCAGGAGGAGATAGAGAGCCTGCAGGAGAGGGTCGATGACCTGCGCTACTCGCTCGAACACCCGGAAATCGAGAATATGAAGCGCAACTGGGACGACAGCGTGCGGGTCGTCGGGGAAGCCTACAGCGAGATGGCACAGGCGCGTGACGAGTATGAGGCAGCCGCGAAGAAAGCCCTGTGGACGGGGATATGGGCTACGACAAGACCCGAGACACTAGCCTCCCCGTTCCTCACTGCCGCAACGATAATCAACACCATACAGGAGCGGCGAGCGCTCAAGGAGGACTTCTCCCGGAAGCGGACGGAACTACTCAATGCGGCGGTCAGCGGCCTCACGGACACCTACGCCAAGCTCGGCTACACCGTGGACAAGGCTCTCGGGTCGAAGCAGTACGCCAACACCCGCGAACAGCTCGAGAACATCGCCGAGCAGCAGCTCCTCATACAGGAGCAGATCGACCTCGAGCAGAGCAAGAAGAAATCCGACAGCGGCACGATAAAGGACTTGGAGCAGCAGATTGAGGAACTCGGGCAGGAGGCGGTCGCGCTCATCAATGACATCGTGGAGGACATCATCGGAGGGTCGGCATCCGACATAGCCTCCGAACTCGGGGACGCGTTCTTCGAGGCGTTCCAAGAGGGAGAGGACTACGCCGAGGCGTGGGGGGACAAGGTGGACGACATCGTGGCCGACATTATGAAGCGGATGCTCGTTCAGAAGTTCCTCGAAGAGCCGCTCGGCGAGATATTCAACAAATACAAGTCGAAGTGGTTTCCGAACGGGGACGGCACTATGGCTCTCGATGCGGTCATCGGCTCAATGGGGTCGTTTGCGGATGACCTCAATGCCGTCGGAGAGAACTTCGCGGAGATATGGGAGAACCTCCCGGACAGTGTAAAGAACGCGTTTACGGTCACGGGCGAGGCGAGCCGAGAAGCTTCGGAGAAAGGGATAGCCACAGCCTCGCAGGACAGCGTCGACGAGCTGAACGGGCGGATGACGGCCGTACAGGGACACACCTACAGCATCAGCGAGAACACGAAGCTCCTCGTCGCCAACACCGGGGCTATCCTCACGAGCGTCCTCGCCATTGAGAGCAACACGGACAGGCTCGCCGCCGTGGAGACGAACCTAAAGGCGGTCAAGGACACGCTCAACGACATCTCACTCAAAGGACTGAAAATCAAATAATCCGAGTATGGAACAAGATATAAGAGCTATAATAGGCAAGATTCACGCGCAGGCGAAGCAGATGGGGGCGTGCGACAGGTTCACCGGAGAGGAAGACCTCGAAGCCCTCCTCCGCCTGTTCCTCTCGCCGCAGGGCATCGAGTTCTGCGTCTCCCGCCACTTCCCGAACACGGCGACTTTCCGCCTGTTCAAGCGCTGCGGGGTTGAGCGGTATGGCATCTACATCGACGCGGGCGACATCACCCTCAAGAACCCCGACCGGGCTGTCCTAATCGGGCGCACGAGCGCAACGGTCAAGTGTGACACACTTGAGAGGCACGAGGTCATCGTCCTCCACGGTGCGAAAGCCCTCGTCAGCGCGTCCCGCTGGGCGGTGGTCTTCACGACCGTCGAGCCGGGCAGCACCTGCGTCAAGACGACAACCGAAAACGCGATTGTGCTATGACGAAGTACGGCTGCCTCTTCATTGACGGGGTCGATGTCTATGAGCGCTACGGCGTGTATGTCATCGACGGCGGCTGGGACGGCCTCATAGCCTTTCCGCCCCTCAAGACCGTGCCGAGCAATGACTGGCAGGAGGAGGACGGACTTGAGTGCGACCTCTCCGCCCCCGTCCTCAATACCCGCGATGTCACTCTGAAATTCGCCGTCAAGGGGGAGGTCGGGAACCTGCACGGCTTCCTCGCGCTCCTCTCCGACAAGGCGGTTCACGAGTTCCGCTGCGAGGAGGTCGGGCGGACACTCCGCCTCCGGCTCGTCAGCCAGTCGAGCCTCGATTATTACAGCCACTTGGGCTTCCTGTCGCTGAAATTCGCCGATGACTATCCGCTGGACGGCTACACCTATGAAGCCCCGACTGGTGGCGGCATTGCGCCCCAAACGGGCTATCGGCTGGACAGCGTGCCTTTCAGCGACTACGGCGTTGTCCTCCTGCAGGGGTCGGTGTCGGAGATAGCCCGCGTCCCGAGCGTCAAGACGGCACTCCTGCGGAACATCACGACACAGCCGGGGGCGGAGTATGACGGGGACAGCCCGGTGACCTACAAGAGCGCGGATGTCAAGCTCACCTGCCTCCTGCGTGCCGACGGTCTCGCGGAGATGTGGCGCAACTGGTACGCCCTCCTGCACAACCTCACGCAGCCCGGGGAGCGCCGCCTATACTGCCGCCCCATGCAGCGCGAGTACCCCTGCCACTACAAGAGCTGCTCCGTGTCGGACTTCTCGGCCACTGGGCGCGTGTGGCTCCAGTTCTCGCTCACACTCACCGTCATCGGCAGCCCGCTCGATGTCCCGGATATCCTGCGGCTGGTGAACGGCGAGGCCGCCCTGCGGTTCACCTCGTCGGGAGAGTTCCGCTTCATTTAGAGATATATGTATTAACCTTTTAACATTCAAGGCAATATGTCATTTACACCAGACCAAGAGGCAGTGCTGCTGAAAGTCATCACAGCATTTCAGAACGGGAAGTCCCTCGCGGATCTCCCCGAAGCCGAGGACACGAACCCGTATAACCTCTACACGGAAGTCCTCGAGAACGGCGAGAGCAAGAAAGCGGCTCTCGCGACCCTCCTCCCCTACCTTGAGGAGCAGTGTTCCTATGGCGTGGAGTTCGACACGGCGGTCAGCAGCCCGACCTGCACGCGCATCGGCAACGGCGACCTCCACAAGTCCCTCCCGGTTCAGAGCCGGATGAGGGGCTGCCTGCTCAACGACGACGGGAATGTCACCGAGTACCTCAATCCGCTCGACTGGACGGGGCAGACCCGTGACGGCTCGCGGGGGCAGGTTATGGTGGAGATACCGCTCCACTACCGCAAGTTCGAGACGGACGGCACGAAGCGGCGCGTGCGCATCAGCGAGTACCCGCTGCCCGGCTACCACGCCGTACCGCGCCGCTATGTCAGCGCGTATCAGGCGACCGTCCAGCGCAGCACCTCCAAGCTCGCCTCGGTCGTGAACACGGACGCGGACTACCGAGGCTGCGCCAACCAGTCGGCGTGGGACGGAACATACAGGACAGCCCTCGGGAGACCGGTGACAGCCATAAACCTTACGAACTTCCGCGCCTACGCACGCAACCGAAAGAGCGGCAGCACGGCGTGGAACTGTATGACCTACGGCACGCAGAAGACCCTCTACTGGCTCTTCGTCACGGAGTACGCCACACTGAACTCACAGGCGACTTACAACGCCGCCAAGGACGCGAGCGGCTACGCGCAGGGAGGTCTCGGCGACGGCGTTACGACCGTGAACAGCACGGCGTGGAGTACATTCAACGGCTATTATCCGTTCGTCCCGTGCGGCTACACCGACACGCTCGGCAACCGCAGCGGCGTTGTCTCCCTCACCGTCAAGAACGCGGATGACAGCACTTTCGCCACCGTCTCCGTGAACAGGTACAGGGGCGTTGAGATACCTTTCGGGCAGATTTGGCAGTGGACGGACGGCGTGCTTGTGGACATCGGCGCGGACAGCGACACGGGGCTGTCAAAGGTCTATGTCGCCAGAGACCCGGCGGACTTCGCCTCCGCAGTCGGTGACGGCTACAGCCACATCGGCAACGAAGCGCGAGCCAGCGGCTACGGCAAGGAGCATATCTTCGGCGAGTGGGGAGACATCATCCCCTCGTCCGTCGGCGGCGGAAGTACGACCTGCCTCTGCGACTATCACTATACGAATGTCCCATCCAGCGGCAAAGCCATTCGTGGTGTCCTGTTCGGCGGTTCTGCGTATTTCGGTGCGAATGCGGGCTTCGTCTGTGCGCGCTCGGATTACGCCCCCTCGTCTGCGGACGCGTACTTCGGCTCTCGCCTTTGCTTTTTGCCGACAACCGATTAGCCCGATACGCGAGGAGCGGCAGCCCCTCGTGGGCTGCTCTCCCCTTGCGAAGCAAGCGATGAAGAAAACGAGAACAAGAATGCAATAATATCACAATAACAGCAGGTCGGTCGTCCTTGTGGTGTCCTGTTCAGCGGTAATGCGAATAACGGTGCGAATGCAGGCTTCGTCTATGCGAACTCGAATAACACCCCCTCGAATGCGAACGCGAACATCGGCTCTCACCTATGCTTGGATGAAATCTAATGGCTTCCGTCTGCGGACATCCGCCGACGGGGTCAGAGGAAAAGGACGACGGCCTTACCACTCGGTAAAAAATTTCAAGTACCCCCGAAAGGGGCTGGTAGGACGGGAGACCGCCTCGAACGCCCCGATTAAGAAAAGCAAAGCAGAAAGGAAGCTACGAAGAAGATGAAGCGCCTCGGAAACCTCTACGAACGGATAATCTCGGTCGAGAACCTCCAGCTGGCTGACAAGAAAGCCCGCCGGGGGAAGAGCGCGTCCTACGGTGTCCGTACGCACGACAAGAACCGTGAAGCGAACATCCTCGCCCTGCACGAAGCCCTCAAGGACAAGACCTACAGGACATCGCGGTACGATGTCTTCACAGTCCACGACCCGAAAGAGCGGGTCATCTACAGGCTGCCCTACTACCCGGACAGGATAGTCCACCACGCCATTATGAATGTCCTCGAGCCGATATGGGTGCGGACATTCACGCACAACACATTCAGCTGCGTCAAGGGACGCGGGATAGAGGGCTGCGCAAGATATGTCGCGAGGAAGATTGAATCCTACAAGGGTCGCCCGCTGTACTGCCTCAAAATCGACATCAAGAAGTTCTACCCGAGCATCGACCACGAAGTCGAGAAGCGGATTATCCGCCGACGGCTGAAAGACCCCGACCTCCTGTGGCTTCTTGACGGGATAATTGACAGCGCGGAGGGTCTCCCGATAGGGAACTACCTCTCGCAGTACCTCGCGAACCTCTTCCTGTGCTATATGATGCACCGGCTCAACGAGGTGGAGAGGGTCGATGCGGCGGAGTACGCAGATGACATCATCGTCCTCGCGGACAGCAAGGAGCGGCTGCACGGCATCCTCGCCGTCCTCCGGGAGGAACTCTCGGGGCTGCGGCTTACGATGAAAGGGAACTGGCAGATATTCCCCGTGGCGGAGAACCGCTTCGACAGGCGGGGTCGGGCGATAGACTATGTCGGCTACAAGTTCTACAGGCGGCAGCGTCTCATCCGCAAGGGCATAAAGCAGAATTTCTGCCGGGCGGCGGCACGGCTGAACCGGGCTGACCCTACGCCGGAGCTGAAAGCCTACAAGCAGGCCGTCGCCCCTTGGCTCGGGTGGGCGAAACACAGCAAGAGCAGGAATCTATTAAGGAAAATAATTTATCCACAGTATTATGAAAGCATACTATGACAACAAGCCCTCGAAATTCGAGGCTGTCGGCAACGGGAGCGTCCTGTACCGATACAACATCACGGAGGAGACCGCCCCTGCGGCGCAGCAGCAGCAGGAGGGCGAAGCCCCACGCACACAATGGGCGTGCGAGGAGGTGACGGTGTGGGAGCCTCTCTCGCGGCGCAAGGTGGTCGCAACGGTCATCGCAGACCGCTGGGCGCAGAGCCACGAGCAGAAGCTCGTCAACGAGTACAACAGCGTCTCGCTCGGTGTCATCACCGGTGAGGAGGCGGAGACGGTCAAGGCGGCGTATTCAGCATTCCTCGCCGAGCGCAGGACGCTCAAAGCGGCGGTCGAGGCGGACTGCGACGAGCAGGGGCTGCCCGAAGATTAGGCGCGG